TCGCCTTCTTCCTTACCGAAAACTGACGTAGCTGGCAGCGTCAACTGGAGCACGTCGCCCTCGGGGTTGTTGGCCAGCACCACAGCCAAGCGCTGTTGGTAGCGGCAGGCGCGGCTGTTGCCTTGACCCGAACCGGCTACGTTCTGCGGACAGGCCATGCAGGTGTCGGCTTGCTTATTGGCAGCGGTGTTGTCAGGCTTCTCGCCATCGTTGCTCCAGCAGTCAGGGCCGCTGATGGCCTCTGCATCGTAGGACTTGGCGTAGAACACGCGGCTGACTTTGGATGCAGCCTTGACCACGATGACGTCCAAGTGGCGCTCATCAATGGATGCGACTTCTTTGCCTCCGGCCAGCAGGCGGAACACGCCGCCCTTGATTGAGATGCGCTTGGTGCTTACACCAGCTGCGCCGCCCATGAGGGCCTTGGCTGTTTCAGATAGCTCGTTGTTGCGAGCGAATGCGGGGACGGCTGCGCCGCCAAAAATGGCTAAATTGCTCATTTAATTTTCCTTGGTTAACGTGGTTTGGTTACAGTGATATCGTACTCAGTTGTCGAGTTGAGTCCGGGGGGAACAATGGTGGGGTTCTCTTCAAGAAAGTGCGCCATGTTGAGCTGCGCAATGCGCTTCTCCAGTAGGTCTACCATCCTGTGCTCAAGGATAAACTCCTTGAACGAGTCCCAGTCTTGGGTAGCGTAGCGGGTCTTCGTCGTCAATGTGACGGTTCCCATATCGGTGCGGACGGACTTAACGCCCAGCGCCTTCATCTGATCTTTCATTGCAAACTTGATCTCTTCTTGCTGCGCCTTGAGGGTCTCCACTTGCGTGTCGTATTCCTTGGTCAGCACGGTGATCTTGTCCCTAATCTTGCGGTAGATCAGGGCCAGTTTATCTAACGGTATTGCTTCTTCTGACATTTACTTCTCCAGTTTGTTTGTCTAAGGGTTGACAGTTTACACGGTTTTTATGGATGTGGAAACTCCTTTCATGATTTAATTTCTGTATCGAAAAGCTGAGTCAATAGTGCATGGTCATCGACCTTGGCGCTCAGCGCTTTAAACATACGCTTCTCAATTGGCGAGCCTTGGATGTGCACAACCGTCACCTTGTCCGAGTCCTGCCCCTTGCGGTCAGCCCGCGCTATACACTGCACATACTGCTCCACGCTCATCAACGGGCCGTAGAACACCACGGTGTCGGCGGCAGTTAGGGTAATCCCGTGGGCAGTAGCCTGCGGTTGCATAACCAAGACGCGGGGGTTCTCCTCGTGCTGAAAGCGCCGGATGATATCAGCCCGTTTGCTTGGCGGGATGTCGCCGTGGATGCACTCAGCCGGATACCCTTTCTTGGCTAGGTGGTCAAGGATGGTGGTTATGGTGCTGCGAAACAAAGCAAAGATGATGACCTTGCGGCTGGTCTCCTCCAGTATCTCTTCCAGCACAGCGAGCCTAGGCGCTGAGTCAAACTCCACCACTTCCTTATCGTCGGTGTAGGCTGCGCCGCAGGATATCTGCAACAACTTAGATACACCAGCAGCGGCGTTGACCGCGCTGATTGTCTCGCCCGAAGCCTCGATGAGCATCTTATCTTTGAGCAAGTTGTAGTACTTGGCTTGCTGCGGGGTGAGCGGCACATCGCGCACCATCGTCATCACTGGCGGTAGGTCAAGGCACTGTTCTTTGGTAAAGCGAATGGCGGGTTGTAGGGCCTCGTGCACCATATCAATCGACCCGGCCTTGGGCGTCCACTTGTATAGCGTGGCCTTGTACATAACCTTATCGCGCCAGCCTGTGAAGAACAGCGGCACACCGTTTGGGTTGACCAGCTTAGCCAGCCCATAGGCATCGGCAGGGGACTGCGCAGCGGGGGTGCCTGTCATCATCCATAGGTTTGTTTCGGGACGCAGTATGGATTTGAGCGACTTCCAGCGTCGTGTGCTGACCGTCTTGTACGCATTGGCTTCGTCAACAATAACCAAATCAAACCGCCCATCAACAATGACCTCGTTGGCAATCAGGTTCAGCCCATCGTAATTGGCGATGACAAATTCGTAATCCTCCTGCACCATTTCGATACGGCGACTAGCCTGCGCATGGTGAGCGACAACGGCAGAGCGATGGATGATGCTGTTGTTCAAGTCGCCTAGCCACGCGGACTGCATGATCGACAAGGGGCACAAGATCAACACACGGCGAATCTTGCCAAGGCTCATCAGGTAGTCAGCAGCCCACAGCGCCGAGAGCGTCTTGCCAGTGCCCGGCTCAGAGAACACAAACGCCTTGCGGTGCAGCGTCAAGAACGCAGCCGTCTCGATCTGATGCGCCATAGGCTTGTACTTGCCGGGCCAGTTATATCGTTTTGTGATAGGTGATGGGACGTTCTTGACTCCAAGGTTACGCAGCACGCGCACCTCGTCCAGCCCCCAGTACACAGCGATCTCACAGCCATCGTCGTATTCAGCAACGATTTTATGCTTTGGGATGATGTTGTACTTGTCGGGGTTGCGGGTCTTAAACAGTAAGGCTTTATCTTCTACGATTTGCATTTGTTTCTCCTTGGAGATAGGGGCATAACCCTTTCTCCGGCTGGTACAACCAGCACTTTGTTTTATTTATAACGCCTGCGCAATCTTCATCGAAGTCTGCGCAGCGCACATCATTTGTTGTCGCCTTGATTGGCTGACTTGCTTCGCAACCGCAGGTTGCCCGGTGTGGACTTGCCGCCTTTGCGTAATGGTTTGATGTGGTCGATGTCTTTACCGGCACGGTCTATTCCTTTTTTGTCATACGCACGCCGCGCACGTTGGCGCTCATGCTGGTCAGACCCCGGGCCGGACTTGCCAGTCTTGAGATCTTGTTGATATTCCTTTTTGTAATCACGGGTTGCCATCACAGTTCCTTTCAGTGTCTTGGATGATGTGCACAAGTGGTGGCCGGGCACCACGGACATAACGGCGAAGGCTTGGCGTTCCACACGCCTGTCTCATGTGCTTGCTCAATGCGTGCAGCACGTTCACGGTACTCCCACCACAACTCTTCTGCTTGGTCACGAGTAACACAGTGCTTGGTCATGCTACCCTTGACAATAAACAAAAGCGCCGAGTTGACCTTGCGTATGTGCGGGAAGTGGGCGAACACCATAATCGACATGAGCTTGAGTTGGTCACGGTCGGGGTACTTGTCCGAGCCGGTCTTCCAATCCACAACCCATGCCGTTAGGTTTTCGTCGTCAATGATAAGCATATCAGCTATGCCCCGCACCCATGCGTCTTTTGCCATCCAGCTGCAAGGTTCTAACTCTTGCGTCAGCGCCATCTTCTGCTCAGCCAGTACGCGCCCGGGCTTCTTGAGTAACTCATCAACCACAGGCACAAACTGCTGATAGGCTTCGGGCACTGGCGTTTGATCGCGGATATAGTTCTCCAAGGCTTTGTGCACCTCGTTGCCGTACCTTGTTGCCTCGGTCTGTATGAATGGGAAATTCTTTAAGACCTTGACCTCTTGATACCGCTTGGGGCACCCCTCGTAGTCCTTGAGCGAACTATGACTCCACGATATAACTTTCATTAGAACCTCGCTGTTTTGATAGCTTGCGCCAATCGTGTTGAGAACTCCGTAACAAACTTCTCGTTCTTGTACAAGCTGTTGTCCATGTCGTACAGGATGGCGTGTGTTATCTCGTGCCAGAAGGTAGCTTGCATCTCGTGGTCGGCAAAGGGGCGTCCTGAGACGTTACTTGTGCGTGCTATTTTGATGCGCTGCGGCCCGTAGGAAATTGAACCCTGCCAGCTTTTCTCCAGCATAGCTTCGACAACTTCGACAGAGTATTTCTTTTCGCCAATTCGAAGCAGCTTGGGTATTGGTGATTTAACTTGCGTCATGTTTCTCCTTGCGTAGTAGTGCTAATTCGTTGCGGATTTCTATTGCTTTGCCTTTGAGCATCATTACCAGCTCGGGATCTTCCAAGCTGATCTTATCCATGACTCGCTCAATCCAATCTGCGTCAATGCGGAAAGGACGCTCAAGCGATTCGTAAAGAATACCGATGATGCGTGTTGAATTTATCAATCTAACTTCTCCTATGATTTTGCTAACCCATACCTACGGTGTGCGCCACCGTCAGCGTTCAACGGAATCCCCGGCATATACCGTGGCTCCATAGTCATTTGCGCCAAGACCCAAGTCTTAGCGTCAGCTACTTCTGCGTTGGGCACAACGGCAATAAGCTCGTCATGCACAGTACCCTTGATGGGATACCGCTTTGATACG